AAAAGGTTGGCAAGATAGAGGCTATTTAGTTATTCCAGATGAAGCCCCTGAAGATTTAGAGTCAAAATGTTGGGTACCTTCTTGGAGACGTATGTGTAAGGTTATTTTAAGAAATGACTATTGGTGCAAAGGATTAGGTCAAACACAACCATTTTCAGAAGCTTATGGCAAATTTAAAGAAATAAAGAAAAAAAGAATTATTGAAAAAGAAATGGATAAACAAAATGTTAAAGAAGTTGAAACAAAAATAAAAAAAACAATCATTACTCAATTAGAATTATTTTAATATGAAAAAACCAAGTGTAAGCAATTTAATTGCATTATTAGACAAGCCTGCTTTGTTAAAGTGGGCTAATAAAATAGGATTAGAGGGAACTCATATAGATGACTACAGAAAACAAAGTCAATCGGATGGAATTTCACATCACAATCAAATAGAAAATTTTGTAAAATACAATATTGAATTTGAAGATAAAAATTTAGGATTAAGATGGAATCATTTTGTAAAAGACAAGGAAATTATAGGAATTGAGCAAAAAATAGAATCAGATTATTTTATTGGTAGGCTAGATTGTATTCTAAAATATAAAGATCAAATGTATATTTGTGATTTTAAAAGCACAAAATATGATAAAATATTTTTTGAGCAAAAATTACAATTAGTGGCTTACAAAATGTGCTATCCAAACCATAAAATAGCAATTGTAAAACTACCTTATTTGGAGTTTTTTGAAGTAGATATTGATAGCGAGTTTGAATATTATAAAAATATTTTAATAGCTTTAAGTGTTATTTATGAAAATAAATTAAAAATAAAATAACCAGAAAAGCCTTACAAACATTGGTTTTATATAAAAAAGTAAAAAAAAATTAATAAAACTCTTGACATTTGTAAAAAAGGTATTATCTTTGCAGAACAATTAACAACTAAAATATTAAAAAATGAACGATTTTATAGAAGGATTAAAAGTAGGATTAGCAGGGTTCGCCTGTTTTATGCTTATTCCATTATCAGTAGCAATTTGGGTAATTATAGCCGTTGCACTGGACGACTTAAAACAATTTTTAAACAACAAAAACAAATAAAATGAAAAAACAAATTGAATTAATAGAGATATTTCAAGAAAAAAATATTGTAAAATTCCACATCGAGTGTGATTGTGGATTCACTCAAGATTATTACGCTAGAGAGGTATTGAATTTCTTTAAAGACAACGATATTTTAAAATCTTATGATATTGGAGTCTTAGATGAAGAATATTATGGTGAAGTAGATTTGATCCATTGGTTTGACAAAGGATTAGATACAGAAAAAAGAACTATCGAGGTTTTAAAACTGGATGAGTTTGTAGATGAAAATTATTCACTATTCGAGTGGTTTCTAGAGCAACGTTCACTTTCATTAAAAAATTAATTATGAATCAGCAGGAAATTAAAAGCCAAATATCGTATTTGGAAAAAAGAATTGAAAACTCAAAAGCAGATAGGAATATAGAGGGATACACATTAAAATCTTATTATATCGCCAACGAATTGTATATCCAAATGCTCGAAAAAGCCCAAATGCAATTAATTAAAAACTTAAACCAATCGTTAATAAATAAAAACAAATAAAATGGACAATTTAGAATTAGAAAAATTAAATACAATCGCTGCAAGAATTATATTATCAGCAGATATAGATCAAAAAATTGAAGTTCTGAAATGTGAAAATGGTAGTGCTTATATTCTACTAAAAGATGGCAGGAGCTTTAAAGTTTTGTACACGATGGAATTGTCAAGTATTATTCAAGATTTAATAAAATAAGGTATAACGTTTTGCGTATTGGCGTTGTTGCCAACACGAATGTCAAATTGAAAAAATAAATTTAAAATATATGGAAAATTTTGAAGTAAAAGAACAAGGCAATAACGCTAATACGCTGTTATCGGCAGTTAAATTAGCTTATCGCCAATACAAATCTGATTTAGATTATGTAAAGAACAAAAGCAATATATGGGAAGGTAAACCTTATAGATGGGGGTTAACTCATTTAGCAATCGCTAAACATAGATTTTATTGGTTTGTGATTAAACGTTAATTGCCGATAACGTTTTGCGTGTATAAGAAGTGGCGGATTATAACCCCAAAACTTTCAGTAAGCACAAAGCTTAATTAGAATTACAAAACTTTAAATTAACCGAGAACCCGCCATTTATTATACACGCTGTTAGTGGCTGGGCTTTTCACAAACTTAAAAATATGAGCAAGTTACCTTCGTTTAAATACAAAAAAATGATTTTTAACAATGTAAAAGACAACTTATTTCAAACAGATAGGTTTGGAGATAAATTAATTTACAAATTTGAAAATGGAAAATATCATTTAGTTAAAGATGAAAGATTATCTTCTGTAATACCTTTGTCAGAATGCACAAATAATCCACAGAGCTATGCAAATGATGATAATTGGTGGAAGTAGGTTTCTTTTAGCCTTGCCACTAACGTACAATTATATGAACTTAATGTATTACAATTATGCGAAAATACTCAAAAATAAAGGTAATTAGGATAACTGACTTACAGCACCAAACTCTTCAAAAAATGAAGTCAATGGGAATAGACGTTGGTAGATTCATACGAGATTCAATAAATGAAAAAATTGAACGTGAAAAGCATATAATTTTGAAGCCCAAAAAAGAATATTGCCCTTTTTAAAAATAAAACTTGACATTTGTAAAAAATACATTATCTTTGCACTTTAATAACTAAAATAAAAAAAATGAAAAATTTAGAAATTTACAACAAGTTGAAATCAGTACCTGTAGAATATCAAAAAAAGATTCAAGCTGGTAGACTAAAAGGAATGACCGATATTAAGCCACAATGGAGAATTATGGCTATTACAGAACAATTTGGAGCTTGCGGTTTCGGTTGGTACTATGACAATGTTAATTTTGAATATAAAGAAGGCGCAAATGGCGAAACAATATGCAATTGCAGGCTTAATTTGTACGTTAAAATCGAAAATGAATGGTCAAAACCTATTTTTGGGACTGGTGGCTCAAAATTGATTGCAAAAGAAAGTTCAGGAATGTACAATTCAGATGAAGCTGAAAAAATGGCTATGACTGATGCACTTTCGGTAGCAATGAAAGCTATAGGAGTTGCTGCAGATATTTATTTAGGAATTGACAATACAAAGTATAGTAGTTCAACAAATGATTCAAAAGAGCCTACAAAGCCTGCAAATGATTTGCCTTGGTTAAACAAGGATACGGAATCATTTAACAAAGTAAAATCAGCTTTATCAAATGGAACAGCTACAATGGATGATGTGCGAAAAAAGTTCAAAGTAAGTAAAGAAGTTTTAGAATTATTAAATCAATAAGCTATGATGGAGTTATTTTTTATATTCCTTATAATAGGAATTTTATACTTTTTCGGAGGTCAAATAATAGATTTAATTGCTAAAATATTAAAGCCTATTTCACCATATTTTGTGGAATGGATTATTATTTCGGTAGTTGTTTTAGTAATATTAATAAACTTATAAAAAATGGAATCAATAAACATCAAATCAATTACAGAATCAAATAAAACCGATTTAGAAAATTTAGCGGGCTTATTATTTGAAAAATCAGAAGGGTACGAAATGGAACTTTATATATTTGCAAAAAAATTAGAGTTTCTATCAAAGGCTATTCAAGAAATAAGCAATGAAACGGCTTTAAATGAAGCTGACAAGCTAAAAGGTAGTATTTTATATGGAAGTGAAATAAACGTGCGAGAAACAGGCGTTAAATACGACTACTCTAAATGTGGATATTCTGCTTACAATAATTTATTTTTAAAGAAAAAAGAAGTTGAAAGCGAAATGAAAACAATGGAATCACTTTTGAAAGCAATAAGTAAACCAATGGAGGTAGCAGACCCCGAAACGGGCGAAATAATGACGGTTAAACCTCCTTTAAGAACCGCCGGAACTTCAATCGTTTTAACAATTAAATAAATATAATGGAGGAAAATATCAAAAAAATTAAAGCAGACCTAAAAGCCAAACTAGGTAGCGATTACGAAGTAATCATAAAGCAAAAATCTACTAAGAAAATTAGAGAAAAAACGCAAAACGAGATTAACGAAATCAAAGATAAAATCATATCTGAAAATATAGATATGCTCGACAAAAAAGCTAGAATTGAATTTTTAAAGGATTTGTACAACGAGGGATTTAGCGTAATTGCTTTAAAGTCCGTATTTGGTTTTAAAAATCATTCAAATATTTATTATTATTTAAATAAGTAGTTATGTTGGAGGAAATCAAACAATTAGTACTTAAAAAGAAGCTAGGAATCGACATAGAAACTCCAGTAGATGCTTTATTATTCATTCCATTAAATAAGAGAAAAAAAGGTAGGGAAAGGGTCAATTACGAGCCAGTAAAAATACTTCGAGTAAATTTATCTAATGCAGAAGAAATATTGTATTTGATAGAAACAGAAAATGGCACTCGAAAATATGTAGAATCTCAAATGGTAAAAACTTTATGAAAAAAGAACCAAAGCCTAAAAAATGCGCTATTTGCGAAAGTGAATTTTATCCTAGAAACAGCCTTCAAAAAGTTTGTAAATGGGAATGTAGCACAAAGTACGCAAAAATAAAGCAAGCCCAAAAAGAAAAAGCTCAAAAAATAAAGGAACTATTAACGAATAAAGATTATATCAAATTAGCTCAAAATGTAGTAAATGCTTATATTCGAGAAAGAGACAAAGGATTGAATTGCATATCGTGCGATAAACCAATAAACGGAGTCAAACACGCCTCACATTATATTGCAGCCTTTGCCCACGCTAATATTCGATTCCACGAGGATAATATTTGGGTGTCCTGCTACAAATGTAATGTAATGTTAAGCGGAAATCAATTAGAATATCGAAAAAGATTGATTAAAAAGATTGGAGTTGATAGAGTGGAATGGCTTGAAAATAATGCACATATTCCAAAGAAATATTCAATTGAAGAGCTTAAAGAAATAATTGATATTTATAGAAAAAAAATTAAGGAATTAAAATAAAAAAAATGGGAAATATAGAAATTTGGATGGATATACAAGGGTACGAAGGACTTTATCAAGTGTCCAATATGGGAAATGTTAAAAGCTTAAATTACAGAAACACTAAAAAAGAAAAAATACTAAATTTAGGAAAAAGCACGAAGGGATACCCACAAGTGCAACTAAATAAAAACGGTTTTGCTAAAACATTTAGTGTACACCAATTAATAGCTATTGCTTTTTTATATCATAAACCTAATGGCACTCAAAAAATCGTAGTTGATCATATAAATAATATTAAAACTGACAACAGACTTGAAAATCTACAACTAATAAATAGCAGGGAAAACAATACAAAAGATCAAAAGGCTGGAATAAGTAAATATGTAGGCGTTACTTTTAATAAAGTTGTAAATAAATGGCATAGTAGAATAACAAACGAAAATAAAACAAAACATTTAGGATATTTTGATACTGAAATTGAAGCACACGAGGCATACCAAAGGGCATTAGCAGAAATAAATTGTTAAAAAATAGTTAAAAAGCATTGACTTTTAAATTATTGTGTGTATATTTGCATAAAAATTAAGAAAATGACGTTATCAAAAATAGCACAGGTTATACTTAGAAACCAAGGCAATCAAATAGATGAAAAAAATATGACCGATGCGTATCATAAGTACAAATTGGCATTAAATGACCATGAGCGTATGGAGGCTATAACATTAATCGAAATTGAAATATCAAAAGTAAAGGACTGGATGGACTTGAAAGGGTATAGAAAATCCGATCAATTCGAGTCAAGGTACAATTACCTTAAAAGATTGGCAAAAGAATTAAAAATTATTTAAAAATTAAAATTATAAAAAAATGTTAATAAACTTGTACGTTAAGGAATTAAAGAAAAGCATCACAATTTCAGTAAATGAGAATGTAGATAATTATGGAAACAATGTAAGTGCTTGGGAAAGCCAAACAAAAGAACAAAGAGAAGCAAAAGCACCTAGAAATTATGTAGGTAATGGAACGGTAGTATTTTCAAAAGCAAAAGAATATCCTGTGGCACCGAAGAAAGAGTTTAATGCTCAAACTTCAAGCGAGGGGTTAAGCGACAATTTGCCATTTTAAAATAAAACAAACCTGTCAAGCCTCTTAGCAATGCTCAAAAGCGGATTGGTTATATAACTCTGACGAAGAAAATAAGCAGAGAACCCTCCAACCGAAACTATAGACGTATAGAGGTAGGTTGGAGTATTTTTAAAAAAAATAGAACATGATACCTCAACATTATAAGAACGAAAAAGAGTACGATGTAATCGATATTGCAAATGATTATAAGCTAAATTTTAATCGTGGTTCGGCTGTAAAATATGTATGCAGAGCAGGTAAAAAAGACGATGAGATTCAAGATTTGAAAAAGGCAGTTGACTTTCTACAAAGGGAAATTAAGTTTTTAGAATTAGAAAAAAAATAGTATATTTGCAAAATAAAATCCCTAGCGTTTGATTCTTACGGCTATAGACGTTCTCCAAAAGAAACTTAACAAGATAGATAGGCTTGGCATAGGGATTTTTAAAAATTAGATTAAATGGAAAAGACACTTCAGGAGCGATTAGATAAAATTTTTGAGATTAACAAAAAGGATAGAAATATTCAATATCTTAAATCATTAGACCTAGATAATATAATAAATTTTACCAATGAAGTGATAATGATTCACAATAAATTAAGTGAATTATCCGCAAAAAACAGAAACTTAATGAGTAGAATATACATTAATCTTTATAGAACCGTCCAAGCCGAAAGGGAACGTCAAGATTTGGATAATGGAAGTGAGGGGTCAGAGGGAGTAATAATTAAAACAAAATAAATGTTACACGTTATTCCTATAAACGATTTAAAAGATCATAGCGAAGATTCGATATGTGAATGTAATCCTAAAGCTGAAATATTAGAAAATGGGGATATGTTAATTATACATAATTCGTATGACGGAAGAGAAATAGTGGAAAATATAATAGATGAAATATTTAATAATTAAAACAAAATAAAAATGAAAATAGAAGCATTATTAAATGAATTAGATGGTGAATGGTGGTTCGAGTTAGGAATATGCTATGAAACTATAGAATTTGAATACAAAAAAGTAATTTCAATATCATTTGTATTTTTTACGATATATATTCGATTTGATAAAATTAAAAAGAAATAAAAATGGAAAAAGTATTAGAACCTTTATTAGAGATAAAAGAACTACAAAAGTTAGTAGTTCAATGGGCAGACCAAAAGGGATTGATTAAACCCGAAAACGCTTCAAAACAATTTATGAAAGTTGTTGAAGAATTGGGCGAACTTTCAAGTGCTATTATCAAAGAAGATATTGATAAGGAAATTGACAGCTACGGAGACGTGCTAATCACTTTAATCATATTAGCTGAACAAAGGAATATCGACTTAAAATTAGCCTTAAATTTAGCTTACAATGAGATTAAGGATAGAAAGGGAACGTTAAAAGATGGTTCTTTTATAAAAGAGTAAAAATGAGTGATTAACGACTTTTAAACGACTTGTATATGCCAAAAGGAAATCCAAATATTAAGAACGAAGGTAAAAAGTTTTCAAAAGACTATCAGCCAACTCCAGAAGCAAAAAGCGAGGGTAGGAAGCGTATAAATGGGTTTAAAGATGCTTTAGAGTTTTTCGGTACTCAATTAAAGGAAATGAAAACACTTGAAGATGGCACAGAAGTAGATTTGTCATTTGAGGCTAATATAGGTTATCAATTAATGAAAAAAGCCAATGAAGGCGATTTAAAAGCTATTGAGATAATGGCAAAACTAAACGGCTGGGAAGCACCTAAGAAAACAGAAACAACTATCACAACCGAAACCGATATAATAATAAAAGGAAACAAAAAATAATGGCTATTATATTAGAAGAAAGTGCTTATAGTTCGCATTTTCTTGAATTATTGAATACAGATAAAAGGTATGTAATAGCATACGGAGGGCGTGGCTCAGGGAAAACTTATCACATTGTATTAAAACTTCTATTAAAATCTTTTGAAAGTCAATATAATCATATTGTGTATGTGAATAAGGAAAAAGCACATATCAAATCTCAGCAATATGCTACGCTTAAACTAATAGCAAAGCAAATAGGATTGTATGACCTTTTTAGGTGGTACGATGGCGATTATAGAATAATAAACAATGTAACGGGAACGGTATTCACTCCAATAGGAATGGATGACCCCGAAAAGACAAAGGGATTAGTAGATGCAACGATTATTTGGTGGGATGAAATCTCAAAAGGCACTCAGGATGACTTTACTACATTGAATGCCTTATTAAGAACTCCAAAAAACAAACATCAATTTATTGTAAGTTTTAACCCCGTATCTGAGAAGCATTGGTTACGTGGTTTTTTCTTTGGTGATAATCCCTATGAACTCAAAAAAGAATATTCTGAAAATACATACTTGAATCATAGTACCTACTTAAACAATGATTTTATAGATAAGCCCGATTATTATAATAACTTATTATTAAACGCAAATGGAAATCTAAATAAGATTGAAGTAGACGTAAAAGGATTGTGGGGTGTTATGGACGTTCAAAATGTAGCTATTCCAAACTTTAATGAACAAATCCACGTCAATAAAGTAGAATACAATCCTATTTATCCATTAATATTTAGTTGTGACTTTAACTCGAATCCATTAGTTACATTAGTTTGCCAGGAGTACAACGTTGGAGGCGTTCATTATTTGAATATTATAGACGAGATTGTATTAGAAAATGCCAAAACTCAAAATTTAATAGAGTTTTTAAATAAGAATTATAGTCAAATAGAGCTATCCAAGGCACGATTTACAGGAGACGCTACTGGACGTAAAGAAACAACAGCAGGGCTTGCAGATTGGAAACAATTGATACAAGCGTTTAGGTTAGGAAACCGATTAGATTTGCCTAATATTAACCCCAATGTAATAGCTTCAATCGAACTATGTAACTATGTATTTTATAGGCATAAAAACGTCAATATACATCCTAAATGTACTAAATTGATATATGAGTTACAATATACCGAAGCCGATGAAAAAGGATTAGTTAAAAAGAATAGAAAGAACGATGCTGAAAAAGCCGATGCTTTGGATTGTATGAGATACTTCTTCAATACATATTGTTTAATTAAACGTGATATATTCAAGAATAAAATATATTTCAACCTATCTTAATTTTTTGTAAATTTGCATAAAATATAAATATGATATTATTCAATTTAATAGAGATTTTTGCCTTATCCTTAATGGTAGCTTTTGCTATTAATTCGTTCAAGTTAGCTAGTCAGGATGGAATGATATTCGGAAAGTTTTATAATTGGATTTTATGTCATAGTACTTATTACTGGGTATATAGATACAGGGAACGATTGAAAAAAAATAAAAGCAAAGACTGCATAAAAAACGATATGAAATATGGACCTTTTGAATTATCATTAACACAAGAATTTAAACAATTTTTGAATACTGAAATAGATATTATACACGCACCATTAGATTATATTCAAAAAAGAAAAATCTACTATATTTTAAAACCTATATTGTTTTGTCCTACTTGCATGAGTAGCGTATGGAGTTTGCCGGTTCTATTTATTGAGCCTATCTATTATCCTTTTGTTGTGATTTGTACATCGGTTATTGCAACCTATATTTATGATAAACTTTTTCCAAGCTATGAGTAATTATTGTTTCCCGCTACTTGAAGCGTCAATCTGTGATACAAATCTTTTATTAGCGCACTCGCTGAACGATTGTGTGCTTAGATTTAAAAAGAAAGGGCAAAGTTGCTCAATTGATTTACCGAGCCAAGGGGGTGAAATATACCTTACCGATGTAGAGATACTGGAACATTTTGATAATGTAAACTTATTTCAACTTCAATTAACCGACACTGCAGGAACTATCATCCCTATTGAATATATTAACTGCGATGGTAACTTTGATTCTGGAAATACTATTAAGCTACAATTCAATGATTGCGAAAACGAAAACGATGTATTATATGAGGCTTGTGAGTTTTAGTAACTTATTTGGCAAAAAAGTAAAAACGCCAAATGGAAATCAAAAAATGATATATGTATTTACTTCGATAGGTGGTTATAAATACTATCGTTTTTCAGATACTATGAATCAAATTAACTTTGAGCGGTATCATGGTCAATATACCACACGATTAGTTGAAATGCAAAATAGGATTACAAACGCTTCTTTAAATGAGTGGATTGAAACAACAAGGGGATTCAATAGTATTAATCAATATCGCTCTGCTATTGAGGCATTGGATATTCGTAGACAGATAGCAATGGATACTAATATGTTATACGAACTTATGGCGGTTCTTTATTTGCGAGAGGATGAAAAAAACGAACCTATATCAAATGAGTTCTTATTGGAAAAAGCAAAGGATATAAGAGACACAATGATTAAGTCCGAAGATAGCGAGGTTTTTTTTTGCGAACCAATCTTGAAGGACTTTTTAAAATCGCTCAATATGTCGGCATTGAACTTGAATATCTTACAAATAAATTTGGAATCTCAAATGTCAGCGTTCCGTCAAGTGATGAATCAAATCCAATCGAAAATCCAGCCAAAATAGTATTTGACTATTCAAGGAAAATAGAAAGTCAAGTTACCTACATATCTGAAAATTTAGAAGAGGAAAATCTTATTAGACGTAGTCCTATGTCGGTATATTTTTCTGCGTTGCGTAAATTTCAGGTTAAGATAAAACAAATCGAAAAACAAAATAAGAAGTAATATGGCAGACGAAATAATAGTAAAGTATAGAGCGGATATTAGCGCCTTACAAGCGGACTTTGATACTATAAAAAAGGAATCAAACAACTTAGTAAACAATATTAATGCGAACCAACCAAAGTTTGAAATTAAGAACGTAAACGAATTAAAAAAAGCATTAGTAGATATAGGCAAACAAAGTGGTGAGGTTTTAAATTTAGATGAATTTTCAAAGTCTATTGATAGTGCCGTTAAGGATTCAAAAAAACTATCTCAGATAAAAGCCGAAATGGAAAAAGTGGCTTTAAGCGTTGACCAAACAACAAATGAATATAGACAACTACAAGCCGTTATAGGAGGCATTGATAATGAATTAGCAAACTTATCCAAACAATCAAAACAAGCGTCTAGTGATATAAAAGGAGGCTTTAGTGAGGCGTTTGGTTCTTTAAAAGATGGGTTTGATTTATTCAAGTCAGGGGATTTGGTAGGTTCTTTTAATGCAATCAAGGCGGGCATAGGAGGCATGACAAGTGCGTCTTTGGCTTTTATAGCGACTCCAGTTGGTGCGGCGATTGCAGCATTAGCAGCGATAGGTTTTGCAACTAAAGAATGGTTTGAATTTAATATGGAGGTTTCTAAGTTAAATGGCGAAGTTGAACAATTAACAGGAACTACAGGCGAAATGGCCAACGAATTAAGAAAGAACGCAACTGCAATATCTAATACTTTTGGCAAAGAGTTTTCGGAGGCTATAATTGAGCAGGACAACTTAATGAAAGAATTTGGATTGACTTCAAAAGAGGCTTTTGACGTTTATACCAAAGGATTAGCCAGAGGGGGTGCAAGAAATGGCGAGTTTGGCGATTCGATTAGAGAGTATGGCGTGTTCTTTAAGAAAGCAGGTTTTAGTGCGGAGGAGTTCCTAAATGTTATTAATACTGGAATTGATTTACAAATTTATAGCGATAAGCTACCCGATGCTATCAAAGAGTTTGGGCTAAGGATTTCAGAGGGTACAAAACCAGCAGAAGACGCTTTAATAAATGCCTTTGGAGCTAATTTTACTCAAAAGATTTTAGGGGGTGTAAAAAGCGGAACTTTGAGCGTTAAAGAATCATTGACCGCCGTAGCCAAAGAAGCGCAAAGGGCAGGATTAAACACACAACAACTTGCACAATTAACGGCTGATTTAGGTGGTGGTCCAGCGGAAGATTTGGGCGGTATTGAGGCATTATTCAAAGCGATTAACCAATCTCAAGAATTAGCTACAAAAGGATTAACTGACTATGAAAAAGCTATGGTTAGTTCCGCTCAAAGGGCAAAAGATTTGGAGGACGCAAAAGATAGAGCATTTAAGTCCGATACTGCAATTGCTTTTATTAAGACATTAGAAACTCTTTGGGTAGATTTACAAATTACATTTTTTGAAACGATTGCAAAATTAAGACCTGTATTTGAATTTATTGCAAGTGCGCTTGAAACTGTATTTTTAAATATTAAGACTTCATTTAGTGTATTAACGAGCGTATTGAGTGGTGACTTCAAAAGTGCAATAGATACAATAAAAGGATATTTTACTTCATTGAATTTTATTTGGGATGGTGTTATAGATAAAATGGTATTGAAAATAACTCAAGGCTTATTATACATTGCTAAAAAAATAAAACCTGTTTTTGATGTATTGGGAATAAGTACCGATAGCCTTATTAAATCTTTGGAGGCTTCAATAACTAGATCTACAAATAATATATCAAAGATACAAAAGCAAAAAGCGGATATATTAGCAAAAACAAAAGCCGAAAATAAAGCGGAAGAGGAAAAAGCTAAAAAGGCACAACAAAAACCAACGGCATCTAGTGGTGGTGGTGGTGCAAAAGGAGGCAAAAAAATAGACTATAAAAAAGAAGCTGAAAAAGCCGAAAAAGAATACAACGATGCTAAATTAAAAGAACGTGATGCAGCCTTAAAAAAAGTAAGTGACTTAGAAGTCCGCAAACAAAAAGAATTGATAGCAAAATTAGAGGCTACTGGTGCTAATAAGAATCAAATTGAAGAAGAAAAGATTAAATTACTTGAAGCGGAACAAAAGTATAATAATCAAATATTAGCCATTAGAGGCTCGTTTGCTAATCAATTAGCAGATAACTACACTGAAACAAAACAAAAGGAATTAGAGGCTGTTATAGAGGGAAATAAAAAGATTAGAGAGGAAGAAACTAAAATAGCAAACGAGCGTACTAAATTAGAAATCAATCAAGCTATTTCACAACCAGACACGCAAACAGCTAATTTAGAAAAACTTAAAAAGCAACTTTCAGATGTAACCGGATTAACAGTTGAAGAAGCGAATAAAAGAAAAATTGAACTTCTTAAAATAGACGAACAAATCCTTTTATCAAAGATGCAAAACAATGATAAAGAAATCCAAGCATTATTAATGGCTAGTGCTGATTATAATGGTCAATTAGTTCAAGATAGGTTAAAAGCAAATGAGGACTTAAACCAAAAGCTAATAGACGCAAATAAGGCACGATTAAATGAAGAGGAAAAGCAGGAAAAAGAAGCTGCCGATAAAAGAAAGGCATTATTTAAATCCCAATTAGATGAATTATTTGCGTTCGCTTCAAGTGGAATATTACTTCAAATAGGAATAGACCCGCAAGCGTTGGCAAAGGTAAAAGGTGATATTGAGGGTGCTATTAAAACTTTCAATAATCCCGATGCTACAGATTGGCAAAAAGCGAGTGCGGTTGCTGGTGCTGCTACTTCGACCGTATTGGCAGGCGTGGATATGTTAAGAGCAAGCGAACAAGCTGCAAGTGAGGAAAGGATAGCGCAACTTAATACCGAAATGGAAGCCGAACTATTAGCTGCAGGCGAAAACGAGCAAAAGAAAGCATTGATAAAACAAAAGTACGATCAAAAGGTTAAGGCTGAAAAAAGAAAACAATTTGAAGCCGAAAAAAGAGCGTCTATATTAAGAGTAATTATGACAACAGCCGAAGCCGTTATAAAGGCGGTTGCTGCAAGTCCGACAACTGGAGGTTTGCCATTTTCTGCTATTGCAGCTGCTATAGGTGCTGCTCAAATAGCTATGATTAGTTCGCAACCCACTCCAAAATTTAAAGATGGGGTTGTAGGCTTTAATGGTATAGTTGGTGGCGTGGGTACAGGGCGTAGTGATAGTAACCTAGCGTGGCTTTCAAAAGGGGAGTCTGTAATCCCAGCCGAAGCTACAGGACGCAATTTAGGATTAGTAACTTCATTAGTAAATGGCGACGTTGACAAATACCTTAAAAACCATTATATTTTGCCCGCTATTGAAGCCAAAGAGGCCGAAGTGATGCAAATATCACAAAAGAGAATGGACGACATAGAAAGCAAAATAATCAATAGAACTATTGCAAAGACTTTGGATGCTATGCGAAAGGATAATAAAGTCAATACAAGCGAGATAGTGACTGCTATAAAAAAAGATAAATTTACTTTATAATGAATGGTCTTATATTGAATTGTCTTGAAACAATTTTAAAAACTATCAAAAAAAAGGATTAAATTTGCATTCTTTTCATTTTTACCCTCGTTTGTCTAAAAAATATTCGGGGGTTTTTATTTTAAAATATTTATCTTTGCGGATAATATAAAAGGCCATGTGGCGAAATTGGTATACGCAACAGATTTAGGATCTGTTTTCTTTATTGAAATGTGGGTTCGAGTCCCTCTATGGTCACATTTTTACCCGTAAATCCTAAAAAAGTTTACGGGTTTTTTATTTTATTAAAAAAATACTTGACAATTGTAAAAAAACATATTATCTTTGCAAAATATTTATAACAATTAAACAAATAAAAAATGGAAGATGTAAAAAATGAAAATTTGCCATATCTTAATTTATCATTAGTTAATTTACCTAATGAAGAGTGGCGTGATTGTATTGGTTACGATGGACAATATTCTGTTTCTAATTATGGAAGGGTAAGGAGTGAAGAGAGATATTGTAGTGCAGGCCGTCTTATCAAAACTAAAATATTAAAGCAAAATATAGGGTCAAATGGTGAGCCAACATTAAAATTTGCTAATGAGTATGGTAAAAAAACAAAAAGGGTTTTAGCATTAGTAGGAGAGGCTTTTTTAGGTGAAAAAAAAGAGGGACATCAATATTGTAGAAAAAATAAAAATAAAAAAGATAGTAGATTAGAAAACATAATAATTACAACAGTTTCTGAAAGTAGGAAAATAGGTGTTAAAATAGGAGTGAATTGGGATTGGGGAATTGGAACATTATCAAGGGATATAAAAAGAAATAGATCTAAGGTATTTGACGTATTCGATGATGGACAATTAGTTAGAAGAATATGCAATAGATGTTTTAAAGAATTAGATATTAATCAATTTTATTACAGAAGTGACAATAAAGAATATAGATGGGACTGTAAAAAATGTTTTTAAAAAAATAATTTCACTCCGCAATCCTTATAAACATTGAGTTTTTAAAAATAAATAAACTTTTATTAAAAAAAACTCTTGACAATTGTAAAATTTGCTTTATCTTTGCACTATTATTTAACAACTAAAAAAATTAAAATGAAAAAAACATTATTATTGTCAGCATTAGCAATCGCATTATTGACAAGTTGCTCAAAAGAAGAAGTAGACTGCAATCAAGGATGGGCAGAGTACAACAAAGAAATTAACCATTACATTTCTACAGGTCAGTATAATAGCCAAAAAAACAATATTATACTTCAACAATATAACCAAAAATATCCAAATTGCGGTTTTAAATAACAAAATTATAAACAATTAAATTAAAAAATCATGAAAAAATTATCAATTATTATTCTATCAATTACTTTATTAGTAAGTTGCTCAAAAGACCCAATATCAAACACTAATACAAACAACACAACGTCTTGTGAAATAGCTATTCCAAAACAAAATAGTATGAAGATAGGAAGTGATATATTCGACAATGCTGGATTTTATAGAAACAATAGCATTAACGGTGAAAAATATATCTATTTTTATGCAAATCAGTTAAGTACAAACCTTAGAGCGGAGGGAGCTATTCAATTTGACCCAGCTACAAACCTTGTGCAAACTTTTTGGATAGAGGTAAAAGATGGTACTACATTTAAGTATTATGCCAATAGCCAAGAACAAACCACAATAAACCCCAATTTTATTAAGGAATTAAAATTGACGCAAGTTTGTATTAATTCAAGTGTTGTCAAAGGAATTATTTACCATTTATCTGGAGAAACTTTTGGATATATAAATGGGGATAAAAGCAAAAAAATAAACGTTTCTTATAACTTTAAAACGACCAAATAAATAATGCGAGTTTGCCTCAAATGCGAAAATGAATTTATCCAAAATAATTACGCTGGTAGGGTTCGGAATATATGTAACGAGTGCCATGCAATTACGCAAAAGGAATATCGCAAAAAGAATAAAGAACGTATCAAAGAGTATCAAATCGAATATCGAAAAAAAAATAATTGAAATAAAAAAAAAGTTGTATCTTTGCATCGGACGAGAAGCCGTCGATAAAATACATTCCCGAGTTCCGCAGGAGTCATGCCCTGCGGTTTCGCTCTCGGTTAAAAAGCGAACTAAAAAAAGCGATATATGGTACAAGTTTACAAAAACATTACTTCCCCACAAGTATTAGATCAAATACCAATTTTAGATTGGTTAAATGATATTCAAGTAGGTACATACAAAGACCAAATAGATTCTTTAAGAAAGCTACCTAAAAATTCAAAAGATTTTAATATTATAAAAAATAACTTGCCTTGTTGCACGTACAATTTTGTTTATAATAGATACAAAAAAGATTCAAATATTTTGGGCTCTACAGGCTTTTTATTTATTGATGTAGATAATCAATCAATTGATATAAAAGAATGCCTTAAATCAAAAGTATTTGCTATTTATAAATCAGTTTCTAATAATGGATATCATATTATTGTGAAAGTTTCAAATATCCCTAGTGAAATAGATTCAATTTCTTTTAATGAGTTTTATAAATCAATTTGTAATGACCTAAATATAATTGACTACATAGATTATAATGCTATTAGACGTTCACAATTTTCTATTGTATCTTACGACCCCGATTTATACTTTAATGAATGTTCATTTGTATATGAGTATAAAAACACCCCCACGACCTTTGCTAACTTAAATACTATTATAGAAGAATACATTAGACACTCAAAAGGGGGTGAAATTAGATTTAGTAATATTGATGAGATTGCAAATGTAAGTAATGGATATAAAGTGAATAAAGAAGGCTGGCATTATGTAGAATGTAGAATAGCTGGAAAATCAAAAGATGGAAAAAGGGAAATATTTTTAAGTAGCTATTGCAATAATCTAATTTGGCTAAATATACACCTATCTCAAAAAGTAGTTTATAGTATTATGATAAATGTAAATAGGGTAGGGTGTGTAAATCCAATGAGCGAAAAAGAAATTTACAATATAGTAGACTATAAATTCAGAAACAAGGAAAATATAAAACCGATTTATCAAAAGAAAACTAGGAAAGTAGTATTTGCAAAAAATGGGGACTATTCAATTAAAGAAAAAATACAAATTGTATCTAAGGTAGTTGGACAAATGAGAACTGAAAATAAATTAATGGAGTTGCAGTCAATAATATATGATTGGGACTTTGAAAAATATGGCAAAATTAGTCAATCTAAAATATACAATAATTTTAAAATATCAAAAAACTTTGTAGAAAAACATTATTCAAAATTTATAAATAAAAAAAAATGAAAAAAAATAAAATTAAATTTAGTTGCATCGACGTAACGTTTTCTATAAACGAAATATCGGAACTTTTAAACATTGAATTATCTAGTGTTGAAAAAATGTTAATTGAAAATGAAATAATGGAAGTAGATAGTATGTTTAAATTAAAGCCTACATTGGAATATAAAGAATACTTCAAACGAAAGTCTAAAAAAGTAAATAAATCGAATATGTGGATATTTAGCCATTATGAAATGAACGTAGATATAAAAGAATTTCTATCTTTGATAAAATAAAAAATCGTGTTTAATTTTTTTGTACTTTTGTAGCTATGATTGAATACAAAGGAATAGTTTATAATTTTGAAGTTTACCAAACTGGTGATATTGTGTGGGGTGAAACTCAAACAATAGATGGAGGTATTGCTTTTCATATAAACCAAGATTCAATTATGGTTATATATGTAAGTACATTTGATCCTTTAGATGTAGAAAACACACTTATAAGTGAAAGGCTAACTTATGAATGCTTTTCAATTGAGTGTGGTAGGCTTATACTTTCTGAAAAAGATTTAGGCTCGATAAAATTTTTAGATTCAAAATATACAATAGATGGAGCTCAGCCAATTGGTAACTAACGGTCAAACGTTGGATGTAAATATAGAAAATGATACGTATAAAGTAGAAAACGCAAATATACGCTATCAAAGAATCGATTACACGGGTTTTAATATCGAAATTGATGGTAGTATAGTATTCTATTGCGGAGCTGCAAAAGATGCCGTAGATGCGGAATATGACGCTAATTTTATAGAGGGAACCGGAACTGCAAAACTATATGAATTGTGTGGATCTGAAAAATACTTTTTTGATTTCATATTAGACTACAAAACCTATGAAAAAAATGAAGACTTTACAAAAATAGGATTAAGATATAAAAGCCCATTAGACGAATATTTGAATAACGATACAAACAATGTAGAAATACCAAACGATTTAGAAAAAGATGTATGGCTTAAAAAATTAAAGTTAGGCTATGATTTTAAAATGGTTGATATTGAAATAGATGAAACTCCAGACCAGCAATTAGAAGTTGCAAATAATTCAGTTTTTTTTCAAACAAATACGGGGGGCATTGGGTCTTCAGATTACAACACGTTTGGTATTTGGGTGTATCCAAATGGAACGGCAGTAGATGCGTCAATAATCGAAAGCAATAATTTGACGCAAAATTTTATGCTTGCATCAAAGGACACTGGCACAATTCCAGTAAATGGAACTGATCCATTTTTTGGAACGACGTACCCACTCGATATTCCACAAATAGCGTCACAAGAGATAATAACAAACGAAGTAGGTTCTGACTTGCAATTAGATATTGATTTTACAAAAGTACCCACAATTTTAAATATAAATTCTGCAAATCAAAATACCTATGCAAACCCATGTCTTTTAAGTTATTCATATCATATATCAATTGGGCCAAGTTATGACAAGCCAAGAAAGCTATATAGATATAAGCAGGATTTTACGCCTTATACGGTACAAATAAATCAAGGTGCAAATGCTATACCAATACCTACATCTACGGCTTTAAACTTAACAGAAACACTTAAAAAAAACGAAAAAGTATATATCTTTTATTATTTAGAGTTTCATGGCTACGCAAATAGTACTTTTAATCCTATTGGAATACCGCCCATACCAAGGTGGTTTAATGAAAAAACAGATAGTTTAAAAGTTAACTCATTAAAATTTGATACGGGAACGGAATTAAATATTAAATCACTTTCAAATTATAGTGTTGTAGATCCAAACGCACCAGCCGATATTGACACGGATAATTCATTTTTAAGAAAGGCATTTTTTGGCTCAGATATTTATCCATTAATATTTAAGATTACAAAAGATGAATATTCAAATGGATGCACGTCTGATTTACATTTTATAGACGGTCAAAGATTAAGAAATAAAACTGACAAAACGGAATACAAAGTAAAGCCAAAAGACTTTTTTAATAATTTGACAAAAATAATGCCTTGCGGGATTGGGTTGGATTATACAACAGGAGAGGACTCCGTACTCGCAGACTTTGACTATTTTTATGACAATACCTTTTATAAAACATTTGATGCATTAGAAACGATTACAATAAAGCCAGGTCAAAACTATTATAACGAGATTGATGTAGGTTATGCGGATTTTTATGAAAACAAAAAAGAGATATTTTTAAAAACACTTTATAATATTAAAAACATTATAAAGAAAAGAATGGAGTTAATATCTGACTTTATAGCTTCTAGTTATTTGATAATGGATCAAGTAGTTAAGAATAGCGAACTTACAGATAATGAAAATGATTTTAAAACCTATATTTTGTCAATAAAAGAGGGTGGTGGTAAAAGTTTTGCCTATTATTCAAGTTTTCCAAATAACTTTACATTCGATGGAGTTTCTTATACTTTAGATAATGAATCAATAGAATTTTACAATAAGAGATATGCAACTATTTATAACCTAAATAGAAACGTTATTAAATTTAGAAAGTCTTATTTTAAAGTAAATGAATTAGATACGCTAAGGAACTACCAAGGTATCGTTTCTGCAAGTAGTAATACGGGAGGCCCTTGCTATTTAATATCTGGTGACGCACCAACTGCAAAAGTAACGCCAAAGTCAATATTAAGAATTACAGATATAGAACCGATTGAAGCGGATGCTAAGGTTAATATGTCAATAAGTGAGTTCATAGAATTAAGAAAAAATTGGCATAAAAAAATAAGTGTTCAAAACGATGGTATTTTATTTACTGGTCATATAGTTAGTGCGGACTTTTTAGATAATATAGTTAGTTTAAAATTAATAAAAAGATAATATGAGTGTAATAATTGGGGAAAATACCTATACAAGCGGAGTTTCAAACGTAATAGATGACTTTATAGAAGTATCGCAAACAGCTAATTGCAATGGATACGATTTAACCGACTTTGAAAGTCAGTATATTCAAATAGATGAATTTGAATTTAAAGTGCCATACGTTACAAGTTTTGGGCGTAACGTAGCTACAATTGACTTTGACCTAGATTTAATAGTTGGCAAAGGATATAAAGTAGAAGTTACCGATATAGTTAGGGATACAGGAGGTTCATTAGTTCCTATTTCCGGTTACGTAGCTATATCAAAAGACAAATCATTTTGGGTTGAATCGGACGCATACGAATTTAAGTCAAATGCAACTATTGGAAATGTATTTATTGAAGATTCAACTACCGATGAAGAGCCTCCACTAGAATTAACCGCTAAAATAAAAGTATATAAGCTATCTCAATATCGAGTAGAATATACCGATTGTAATGGTGCCAAAGGAATAATAGAAATAGAAAACGAAATTGAAGAACAAACACTTGACTTTGTAGATGCTCCAAACGGGTCACCAGCCACACCTTCGGCAAACTACTCAGATAAGATAGGATTGATATTAATAAGCCCAACTACAAGCCCACAATGTACAAGTTCTAAATTAGTTCAATACACACCTCTTGAATCGACTTCTTATAATAGTGGTTTTGATTTTTATTATAATTGGGCAAATTTAGCCAGTACAGCATTTTTAGATATTAAGATTGAAGGGATTGATGGATATTGCAAACTTGAAATATTTAATAATTCAGGGGCTTCTGTTGCATTATACAACGCCACCCCATCACCTCAAACAGGAACTGAACGCTTTCAATTTGCGGGTGCGGAAGGTTACTATAAAATAGTAGTAATTACAGCGGGGGCAAATTGTGACCCTTTGACAACAACGCCAACTAAATTAGTAATGGATTTAATTAGTCAAAGTCCACAAAACACCGATGGATCAGTATTAGAATGCTGCCCTTGTAACGAAATTGACTTTTGTGGTTCGGACTTTGTTGAAATCGAGTTTATAAATAACTGCGGGGAAACGATTAAACTAGCTATTAAAGGCAAATTACAAGGCGGTCTATACAAAATACAAGGTGATGCTTTTTCGACGTATGCAGGGCAAAGAATAAGACCTATAACGAATATAGAAGCTCAATACACTTTGATTATTTTTCAATATTCAGATGCTTTCTTTTTAGCTTTACAGGATATAATAGCTAATAACTTGACTATGAAAATAGGGGCTTTTGAGTATTATTTGGAAACGGCTGATATAGCTCCGACTTGGGATAATTTAAGTGAATACGGTTTTGCATCGATTACACTAATTCGCAAAGATACAATAAAGAAGATTAAACGTAATTGTTGTAGTTGAAAAAATTTTTTTTTGCATTGTTTTTTGAATTATATTTGCATATTAATATTTGGTAGTGAAGATCAAATCAAAAAGTAAAATAAAAATATAATAACATGGCTATATGTGTCAACTCATGTAATGATAGTGTAATAGAACATATCATTAATGCTTGTAACGATTTTAAGTTGGGTGATAGCCCAGCATTAGGATTAATTTTTTGTGATGATGTCTATGATAATTTAAAAGCGGATTTCGCTGATAATGCTTTATGGGTAACAGCTACAACCGACCCTAACGATGCTGTAATTATCCGTAACGTAACCGTTTCGAGAACATCAGAAATTTCTGAGCAGGAAAACCCCGTGGCAAACGGAGAAGAAAATTATTCAGATGGCATTACTTATACAATGACTATCACAGACCCGAACGTTTCATGTGAAAATCACGATTTTTACAGAAGATTGAATGGACGTAAAGCATACATAGCGGTTGCTTACAATGACGGACGTATGGAAGTCTCTGAAACTCCGTTTACAATTTATTCTAAGTTGCCTTCAATTGAAAAAGGTTCGACTCAATTGTATGAAATAACGGCATCAAGAAAATTCACAAAAGGTAAGTCTTGGTTATGCTTTGACGAGCAACCAGCAATTTTTTCGTAATAGCCCTGTAACGCCACCCGTTACTGGTAAAATCACTATAACGGGCGGAGTTGGAGCGGGGCTTTACAATAACTTAGCGGACGCTATGGCTTATATTGGTCAATATACAAGTTCAACACCTACAGATTCCTCCTTAGTTGGCGACGTGTTTAAATTTACCGTTCCGGCAAATAATGATTTTAGCGGATTGAATGACTTTTTGTCTGGTGTAAGTGCAAATATTCAAGATCCAGATGGGTTGATTACTAAATTTGGAAATAATGCATTTGGAGATAATAGTGGAAATAACTTATTGGTAAATGTAGAGTTTGGGAATGATTCTTTTAGTGATGCAACCGGAACAAATACGATTAGCAATATTTTATTAAGTAATTCAAATGATGTTTTTGCATTAGATTATAAAGGCACTATGAATATTTTAGGAAACATTGGAACTACTGAAGGGTCAGATTATCCTAATTTCTTTTCAAGTGGTGCAAGTGCTACAATCAATGCAAAAGTAGCTAAACAAACGAGTAATGCAGGGTCACCAGAAGGAGACTTGAATACGGCTGTAATTAATTTGGCAACGGTAAATTATACACTTTAAATTGAAAGTATGTGCAATTGTGGCAGTAAACCAAAAAGACCAAAACCAAAGAGATAATGGATATTAAAGAGGTTTTAAAATTATTGAGAAGTACGGTAGTGGAGCAATCCACTGCCGATATTTCTATTTATTACAATGACAATTTTCCTGAAGATATTTATAAGGAAAAACATCCCAATTTATCCGAAGAGGAATACGAATATCTAAAAAAGAATTACAGAAATCCCGTAAAACCTTTATTTGGAAAAGCATTAACAACTATTAAAAGAGTTTACAAAGATGGAAACTTTTTATTAGTAACAGAAGACAATGAACTACAAGAAGATTTTCAGGATTTAGATATAATATCTTGGTTTAAGCAAATCTATACAGATAGTACTATAATCGATCCAAATGTAACTTTGACGTTCCACGTTAAAGAAAGCGAATTGGTAGTAAACAATCAAGGATTTATAGCAACAAATGAACGTTTGCCTATTTATCCATACGTTGTAAGTTTTGAAGACTTAATTTATAAAGACAAAAATTATTTAGCGTTTCATATAAAAGGAGATGCTAATTTTAATATAGTGTTAATGAGTTACCAAAATGGTAGTTTATTATACGAGCAATACAATATAAGCAATCAAAGAGAAGACCAGCCCATAGTGCCTACTTTTTCGATTCCATTTAAAAATTTAGAGCAAACAAAATTTTGGCGTAATGGGGATGGAGTTAAAAAGATTGTAGATAATGAATTAGAAGTAGAATCATATTTTGCACAAGCCGTCCCAATTTTGGACGATATTATTTTTAATTCGATTGATAGAAGTGCAATTGAAGCGCGGTTTAATTTCCCGACACGTTGGTATTATGCGGAGTCGTGTGATACTTGTAGCGGTCAAGGGACGGTACATGAATTTGACGAAGATTTGAAACCTTGTGAGGTGTCTTGTAAAAAGTGTCAAGGGTCTGGAAAAACAAACGACTTCGGTATATTTAGAGATTACAAGTTACCAATGCCTAGAACGGGTTTTGATGGTGAAAACACTTTACCGAATCCAGCCGTTGGATATGTAAGTCCACCACAAGAACCTCAAAGATATTTAACTGAAAGGATAAAAGAGGATAAAGATTTGGCATTTGATTGGTTAGGAATTAACTACTCAAATAGCGAAGTTAAAGGAACTGATACGGCACTTGGCAAAATGATTGATAGAGAGGAATTATATTCTGCTTTGGATTCATATTTAAGAGATTTCGGAATAACGATAGAATGGTTTATAAACATATTTAAGGACTTAAAATATCCTGAAAAGAATGTTGAATCGGTTATTAAATTATATGCTAATTTCAAAACTTCGAGCAGTGCTGAGATAAATGAAATGTTTACGGCATTAGTTGCTCAAAACGCACCTATGACCGTTTTAAGGCCTTTGCTTAAAGAGTACTATGATTCTATCCACGAACCCGAAAAGTTTGACGTAGTGGATAAGTATTTCATGTACAAGTCAGACGATATGACACGTAACTTATATGCTGCGGGATTACGAACAGCCGAAATAGTAGTAATATCTCAAAATATTATGAAATGGGTGGATATGATAGATTTGAATGGAGATGTAGATACTCAATTATTGGAATTAGCTTCTAAGGAATTAGGGCGTCCAATTTTATCATTTGAACAAGTAATTTCAACTCCTATTGAATAATGGATTTTGAAAAAATACTCGATTTAATACTTAAAGAATTAAGCACATTTCAAGTAAATGGTAAATTTATTTTTGATGCTGAAAACATAAATAATATAGATCAAGTAGACGCATTAATCCAAAAAGTACTCAAAGATAACGGGTACTTTGATTTGATTGGTAGCTATTCAAAAGAATTTGAAAAAGCATTATCTGATTCGATTAAGAGTTATGCAAGTTTCGGGGCAAAGCCTAGCGATTTGCTAACTAAGTTCAATAAGGTAGTATTTTCCAATTTTCAAAACGAAATGATATTTGGGTTCACTGCTACTAATATAAAACAACCTATAAAAACGGCCCTTATTAATTATGTAGGTAGTCAAGGAAATTTCAAAGACTTCAAAACGGCTATTTTAGATTTGGTTTCTACAAATAAATTAGAAACTAATGTCGATTTGGTCGCTCGAGAATTGGTATTCCAATATAAAAGATCTCAGCAAGCGCAACTTGCGACAAAGTTCAATGTACGTTTCTTTAGGTACGTTGGAGGTGAAATAGACACAACAAGGCCATTTTGCGACAAACGAGTAGGCAAAATATTTACAAAAGATTTTATTGAATCGTGGGCAAAGGATGACTGGAGTGGAAAAAAGAATGGCACTACTTCAAGTAATATTTTTATAAATTTGGGTGGTTACCGATGCAGGCATTCATTAGTACCCGTTTCGGAGGCCGTTGCAAAAAGAGAGGGTTATAATAAATATAATTAGCATATTAAAAATATTATGAATAACGCGTAGATAGCCAATTTTCAAAACCATTTTCTATGTCTTTTTTACTTGCGTATTTTTTAAAAATATTTTTTTCATAGTCTAACCATTTTTCTAATGAAGCTATATTTTGTATTTTAAGGCCCGTATCAAAAACATCCATAATACTATCAATATTATTATTGAAAAAATTAATATCATTAACATATTTATTGTAGCATTTTTTTATTATATCAGTCATATTTTTATATTAATATTTTGCAAAGATAAATACTTTTTTACAAATGTCAATATTTTTTTTAAATTAATTTTCAACGTATTGTATTTTTGCTTATATTTGTGCTTTAAATTATATAATATGAATAATAAATATTTGTCGTTGTATGGAAACAGGGCTGGACAATTTTTAACGTTTCAATCGCCTTCACCAACACAACTTTCTATCTTTAAAGTTATACAAGTAACAGAAGAACAGCACGCTGAATACATTTCTGCAACTAAAGAGCAAAGAGAGATTTTATTAGAGCAATATCGTGCTAACAACCCACAAATAACAGGTGAAAAAAAAAAGATAGTAGAGCGTTTGGGGGCGGTTGCTCCAGTTGTGGAAACAAAAAGCGAAAATGATGCTATTCAAGAAAACATTGAAACAATGGAGGCTATTGAGTCATTAGAAGACCAAATAGAAGAAGTTGTTGAAAAACTTGAAGCCATCGAGGCGAAAATGCCCGTTTTTAAAACAAGAAAACCAAGAAAAAAATAATTTAACCAAAATTTATAAATATGTCAAAATTTTCAATACAGCCAGCGGAGGGCGTGTCAAAAGAAGAGGCAATGGAAGCCTTTAACCAAGAATTTGTAAAAACTGCAAATTTATCCAAAGATTTCAACAACCTACCCGAAGAAATCAAGTCCGCAATTGCAGGGCGTGTTTTAGGTAGCGTAAACACCAAGCTAAAAAAAGCATTAAAGGAGCTAGATTTAGATTTAATTGAAGGCGACACGGCAGGCTCAATCGAGGCCCTATCTGAAAAATTGGCCGAAGTAAAAAGCGAATATCAAAAAGAAATTGAAGACGCTCGAAAAGGAAATCCTGAAATCGATGAAAAATTAAAAGCATTTGAAAAGAAACTTGAAGAGCAAAAAGCCCTAAATAAAAAACTAAAAGAAGATTACGAGTTGGCTAAAAGCGAAAAAGAAAATTTATCAAAAGAATTTTCTGCAAAAGAAAAAGCCATTTTATTGAATGAGTACAAACGAAATCAATTATCAAAATTAAGTTTAGTAGATGAAGAAATTTATAGACTAGCTTTTGATAAAAAAATGGAATCATTCAAAGTTGAATTGGATGAGGAAAACAATCCACGTGTTTTAGATGCAAATGGAAGTCCGATAATTTCTAAAAAAGAAGCTGGAAAATTCGCTGATTATGCCGAAGTAGCCTTTGAGGTTGCGGAAAGTATAAAAGCTATCAAAAAAGCTCCAGAAAGCGGTCAATTCAACACCCCTTTAACACCTCAAAACGGCGGTGAAAGAAAAACACCTAGAAAGGTAGGATAAAAAAACATTGCTAATATAAAATCAAAAGCCACTTCAATCGAGGTGGCTTTTTTTATTACACAAATAAGGAATAATTAAAAATATGCTTTAATTAAGGAATTGAAAAAATTTTTTTTTGCATTAAAATAAGTATTATATTTGCAATATAATTTTAGAGTGGCTTTCTATCAACAAGCTGTTTTATCCTTCGGATATAAAAAAGAATCAAAAAATTTTATTATTAACCCATTAAAAATATATAAAATGGCGAATACACTATTAACTAGCTGCCCAGAGCATTTGTTGCTACAAGAGGCATATAGCTGTACCTTTTTAGAGGACTATACGGCACAACTACCTACAACTGGATTAATTCTTAATTCAGGAGCGGTGAACAAATCACTTAGAAACGCTATGCAGATGGCCGACGGAACTACAAAAGCCGTTGAGGTTGTTTGGAATCAAGAGTTTTGCGGAACTCCAGAAGATGGATGTTTAACAGACGTTTGTAATGCTGACCCAATGGATTTGGTACAAGCTAAAACCACTATTTCTTACGACCCATGCGACGATGATAATTCAGGTCACATGAGTTTTAAAGTTAAGTACGATGAATTCAGAGGGTTTAACGAATTAATGAGCCGTGGCTCTGTAGGCGTTAGACAATTGCTTTCTGCAGGTTCTGGCACTTCAAATGATTCTATTCAATTTAGATTGTATTCTGCAATCAAAAAATTGGAATTACAAGCTGAGGAAAAATTATCTGCTAAATTAGTAGATTTAATTGTAGACGCTACGGGTGGGTTCTCTAAATATGAAAGAGACAACGCTGCGGCATTGGGATTGACTTTTGCTACAAGTACTTTTGGTAAAGCAAAAGAGGTTAAAACTTTTGGACCAGTAGAAACTACAAACGCTACAAACTTCAACGATGCTTTGAGCGAAATTCAAGAGTCTGCATTACAAGCTCGTTTTTGTTCAAATCCTATTGTTATTGGTGGAAAATCAATGCAACAATATATGAGTAGACTTGAAAGCGGTTGTTGTGCTTCAAATGGATTTGATATTGCTGACTATGCAAGTCAATTTAGCGCATCATTCTTAAGAAATAACTCAATTGAAAAATTGATTGGAAACGATCACTTTTTGACAGTTGAATTGGGTGCTATCCAATACCTTAACAAATTACAATATCAAGGCAAATGGGGATGGTCAATGCCAACTTCTTATAGAGGTACTATCACTTCCCCTTGGACTGGTCGTGTTTTCGATATGACTTGGAGATTTGAAGAGTGTACAGGTGACGTAATCTATACTTTGGCTTACAACGAAACACTTTTGGATATTCCACAACATTTTTGTGCGGGTGACCATAGAGAAGGTGTTAATGGTATTCAATACTTCAAAATTAAAAATTCTTAATAAATTGAGTTGTATAAATTTCACTTTATTAAAATGTAAAAAGGAAGAGACCTCCGATGCTTATGTATTGGAGGACTTCTTTCCTTCTTTAAGTTCCAAAGACGTTTTCAGTTGGTTTGAAAACCCTTATAGAACTATTGCAAACGCTACTGATATGGCATACAATGAAATGGTAGTCAAATTATTAGCTAAAAGCGGAAGAGAAAATAGAAAATTAAACGCTAGGATTGGTCAAAGGTTTAATAAATATTATTATTCAGTTGGTAGTTATGTAGAAATTGAAGCACCTAGAGATAGATTTTCAATGGTTACTATCAATAGTATAGTAGTAAATGTAGAATATACTGGTAAGATTAATATCGTATTCGAGAATGAACTTGCGGTAAAAGATATTGTAGAAGTGGACGTGGTTAATGGAGAGACCACCATAAAAACGATAAATAAAGCCTATAAGTATGTAAAAATATACTTTGAGGATAAAGATATAAAAGGACGCGAAGTAATCGGCTGTAGTGCTTTAAATGGCATTATGATTGATTATTCAATGGGTTGTGATTTCCACGAGTTCATTTGCCAAAATAAAGATCTATTTGTAAATGCGATGGCTTATAAAGTAGCTTCGATTATAATTACAGAAGGTCAATTTAGTGGTGAATATAACCAACGAATGATGCAAGCGGAAGATTATGCCGAATTAAAAGCGGAATATGAAACCCAATTTAACTTGCAAATTAGAAGTTTAAGTTTGGTAGAAAGTGGATGTTTCAATTGCTGTAATAAGATTAGTTTTCCTGTAAATTTACCATAATGAGTACGATGGAAGAAATTTTAAGAAAGCGACTTGAAGAAATAGAAGAAAAATTCTATTTTGCCGTTATGGATACGCATGATGAAATGGTAAATAGAGTATTTGAAGAAAACAAAGACGCAAATGGAGCTGAACCGAAGCCGTATAGTACCGAACCGATGTGGGCTTCAAGAAGTACACTACCGAGAGAGGCTGGTCAAAAGTCAAAGAGTGGAAAAACAAGATACTTTGAGGGTGGTTACAAAGAGTTAAAAGCATCAATAGGACGTAAGCCACTTGAATTGAAAGGATTTTTAAAACTTGACTTTACAAATGGAATAAGACAAGTAGGATTTTTGGATTTTCAAGTAGAAGTAAACAAAGAAAGTTTGGATAAAATAAAAGGAAATTTCAAAACCTTTTTTAAATTGAATAGAAGTGAAAGGGAAAATTTATTAAAAAGATTACAATGATTAACGAACTAATTTCGGACTTAATAAAAATAGAAATAGCGCACGTATTCCAATATGAAAGGAATGGAGAAGTAGTTATGTTTCATTTTGATTCTGATTCAATATTCGATACTAAAAACTTTGGTGGGTATGTAAGGCAAATTAAAAGTACTCGAATAGAAGATAAAAATGTGACTAATTATTTTAGAACTGATTATAAATTAGTTTTATTTTTCGATTCTAAAAGATGCTTTGAAGATATTAAGAATATATTAGCGAATGTAGAAAGTGGAAAAAGAATAGGTGATATATTGGGCGTGAAAGTAAAAACATTTTATCTAGATAGCGTTTTAAATGCGAAACAAGAAAAATTAAAAGGATTTAATAAAAAGGTTATTATTGCAGATATTGAGGTTACTGAAATTATTTGTAAAACACCAATTAATTGTTAATTTAAAAAATAAAGATATGGCAAAACAAGGATGCTGCGGATTTGGGAACTCATATTCATTTGTGGCTACACCCACACCACCCCCACCACCGACACCAATAACGGCTGGAGATACTGAACTAATTGTGTTAAACGAAGTTGTAGCTGGTAGCGTACCCGCTGGGGCGTTTAGAGTTGAAATTAGTAATGTAGGCTTCGGAAATGGAGTTGTAAATGGTTCTGTTTTACCTTCGGGTAAAAATAGTTATTTTGAGTATTCTCATTTTGACCATTTAGAAAACAAACAATATTACTTACCTGAAATCACTTTTGATGCGACAGGAACGGAGTTCTTTATTACAATTTATAAACCGCTTTAATATGAAAAAAATATTATTTATACTTTTATTAATCACTTCTTTTGCGAACGCTCAAAGTTCGTTTAAGGATGCAGAACATGAATTTGTACCCGCTTGTAATAATGGCAAATCCATTATTTTGGGTCGTTTTTGGTTTCACATAAACGCAGTCGATACGGTTTGGAGAACATACTATTTTGATTCGACTGGAAAATCGTACACACCTACGGGATCTGTAACTTTGGGATTTTGTTATAAAGCTGATACGGCTTTGATTAACGGCTTCAAAAGGATTACAGATAGTTTGCACGCTATTAATATGAATATGGTCGTAAACAACCTCCAAAACGACACTATTATAAACAAATTGGATAGTTCTAATTATTACTTAAAGGATATTGCATCAAAAAGCGTTGTAGATACTTCAATGAAAGCGACTATTTCTTTATTTCAAGTTAAGGATTGCGCTGGTGCAAATGTAGGGTCACCCGAAGTAGTGCAAAAAACGATTGTTTTAAACAAAATCAATGCGAGTATATGTAATGCAGGTGACTTCAAAGATACGTCCGCAAACGCTATTTTAAGAGCTATTAAAACGAACTTAGCAGATTCTTTAAGAACATACGATTATTCTTATCAAATCCAAAACAATAAACAAAACGATTCCTTAATTAAAAGAATGGATAGTTTATTAGCGAATAGTGGTGGGGATACTTCAATTAATCCAACTTTAAGATTATTGCAAAAAAATGTATATGATAGTTTAAGAACTTTTAATTATTCTTATTTAGACACTACAAATGCGAGATTACTTCAAATGGTAGGTAAAACTTATTTTGATTCAAGTTGGTATGTACATTTAAGAGGGATTCAAAAAAATATAGCAGATAGCTTAAGAACGTATAACTATAAGTACGATTCAATCAATATAGTAAGGAATGATTCGATTTTAGCTTTAATGAAAGGCGACACTGCTAATTTAGATGACTATGGATCTAGTTTTCAAGTTCAAGATTGTGCGGGTGCAAACGTTGGCACGCCACAAAATGTATTAAAAACGGTTGTGCTTAATAAAGTGATAGCGAGTATATGTAATACGGCGGACTTTAAAGGGGACACTTCAATTAATTCCGTACTTAGAGCGATGCAAAAGAATTTAGCTGACTCGTTAAGAATTTTTCGGTTTCAATACAGTTACTTCGATAGCTTACAAGCTACAGCCGATGCACTTTTGGCAAAAACAACGTTTGATAGTTCGTGGTATTCGGTTCTCAGAGATATACGTACCAACGTTAAAGATTCGTTACGAACTTTCAAATATTCATATATCGATACTACTAACGCCCGACTTGCTGAATTATTACTTAAACAATTTGCAGATACGAGTATCAATTCGGTTATTAGATTACTTCAAAAGAATGTAGCAGATAGTTTAAGATTAAATACAATGTTAATTTTAGAATATGATAGAACGTATTGTGGAACGTCAAATGGAGTTTCTAAAGAATATAAAATAAGACAATTTAGCGAGTTTAACCAAGTGAGTAAGATTAAAACATTAAAACCTATTGAATACTCTACAGATGGTATGAATTGGGTAACAACTATAACAGATAGCACTACTTTTGTTTTGGGAACTTGTCCAATAGTAGAACCTGAGCCGTATTGTATTGAAAATGTAAGTTATCATTTAACTGGAAATAGAGGGATAGTTCTTGAAAAATCAAAAATATTTGAGTACAAATCATTGGTTTATGCAGGATCTACTATTTATACAGAAAAAAACAAAGTCTTAAAAGGCGATGCAGGCTGGGAATGGGGCAATGGAGACGTTGTTTTGAGAGAATTATTAAAAAATGACGTAATTATAACTAATACAACGTCTACAACCGATACTAGAATTTCTGTAATGCAAATATGTGGATATGAACCTATACAAGCGGACGCTATTGATGGAGGCTTGGTTCTTTTAGCAAGCGCCGTTCCAAACGCTACAAATGATTCAATTTTGGTTAAATTTAATGACGTTCCAGCGGCTACAGGATATAGAGTATTTAGATATGTAAAAGGAGCAAATCCAAATACCAAAATTCAATTAACAGATTGGACGGAGGGAACTGCTAATTCCAATATAGTAAATAACGGAGACGGGACTTATACCTATAAAGATGGAACGGCGGTTTTGGGAACTGATTATATGTATTATTATGAGGCTTACAACTCCGTTTCTCAGGGCTTTTCAAACACAACTGAAGCTAGTTTATTACCTACTTCTTTTGAGCCCGTAATGCGAACTACAGCAGCTAATGAATTAGTAACACTACCTATGACCGTTTCAAGCCCTGTGACAATTGATTGGGGTGATGGCACAACTACAACTCAAGGCGCACCATTTACAAAAGTTTACGCAACTCCTGGCGATTATCATATCAAAGTAAAAATAACGGCTTCAAAAGAGGTTAGTAATTTTATGTTTAATTTGACAGGAGACCGTTTAAAACTAATTGATATAAAAAATTGGGGATGGGTAAAATTAGGGCCAGCAGGAAGAAACTTTTATGGTTGTGATAATTTGGTTACAATTACAGCTAAAGACGTTCCTACAGGTTTAACAAATATGAATTATATGTTTGCGAATTGTTCTAAATTAAGTACAATTGATAAATTAGCAGATTGGAATACTTCAAATGTAACTAATATGGCTTTTACATTTTATAACTGCTCAGTATTTAATCAATCTATAAGTAATTTTAATACAGCAAATGTAACTGACTTTACATATATGTTTGGAAATGCACGGTTATTTAACCAATCTGTAAGTAACTTTAATACTGCAAAAGCTACAAGTTTTGCTGGTATGTTTTTAGGAGCTTGGGTATTTAACCAGTCTGTTTCTAATTTTAACACAGCGTTAGTAACAAGAATGGATGGAATGTTTGGAGAAGCATATAAGTTTAATCAATCTGTAAGTAATTTTAATACAGCTAATGTAACTAATATGTTTTCAATGTTTAGAAATGCTTGGGCGTTTAACCAGTCTGTTTCAAATTTTGTAACAGATAAGGTGACTACGATGGGTCAAATGTTTAGTTTAGCAAAAGTATTTAATCAATCTGTATCAAATTTTAATACAGCAAATGTAACTGATTTTGGCGGAATGTTTACCAATGCTGCTTTATTTAACCAACCAGTTCCTTTTAATACGGTAAAAGCTACAAATATGGGGGCTATGTTTGCAAGAGCTACAGCGTTTAACCAAGCTATTAATTTTAGCATTCCTTTAGTTAGTAATATGTTTGATTTTATAGGATTAAGCGGAATGAACACTACAAATGTTGATAATATGCTAATTAATTTTGCAGGTCAAACAACTAAAAGCAATATTAACTTGAATCTTTTTAGACCTAGAACTACTGTTTCGGATGCAGCAAAAGCTACATTGGTAAGTAGAGGTTGGAGTGCAAGTGGCTGGTAATAAATAAATAAATTCAATATATGAAAAAAATAATATTAATATTAATGCTTTTTTCGGGTTTGCTACAAGCGCAGACCCATCAAAGTTACCGACCTATAATCAATGTAGCAAAATACAGTGAAAAAGTCGATTCTGTTTATGTTAAAAACGACACTTTATTTATAGTAGATTCTTTTTCAAGGATAACAAAATTTCCTTTAGCAAAAGAAAGTAAAAAATATGATAATAAAGTAGATAGCACGTTTTTAAATACTACGGGAGATTCTATTATAGTAGTAGACAACGGAGTTCGTAGTGCAATACCAATTGGTAAAACATTTGCAGAAAAAAATCGTTTCCACACAGATCCAAACGGAAATGATAATAATATAGGTAGCGATGAAAGCCCCGTTTTAACGGTTGCAAAAGGGCTTACTTTATTAGGACAAGGCGATATACTATTAGTAGGGGAGGGAGTTTATAATGAAACTTTAACTATGAGCCTCCAAAACACGTCTCTAAGTGGTGAAAGTTCCAATTATGGTAGTTTGTCACAAATAGGCACTTTAAACGTCACTACGGCTTCGGGAACGTCCAATAGGGTCAGCGATATAACAATAGCAACCTTGAATCATACGGGCGGTGCGCCTTTATACCTTACAAATAGTTCTATTTCGGGAGCTTTAACCAAAAACAATAGTTCTTATATCGAAATTAGAAATTCAAGTCTTCAAGGTGCTACAAATAATTTTACGGGCGGTTCGGGATTAATTCAAAATTCATTAATAGGAAACACAATAATCAATAGCGGTGGGTATGTTATTAAAGACGTAACTATTGACCCAAATGATAGCTTAGTAATTAAATCGGGCGTGGTTTATAATATTCAAAACGTAACTGGAAAGGTAGTAATTGAGGCTGGAGCTATTCCAATGAGTACGGCTTTACAAGGCGCTGGCTTAAGTGCTGAGTATTCAAAGGCATACGAAACAGATTATGCTAATAAACTAGCGATGCTTGTTCCCGATTCAGTAGCTACTTCGGCAATTGTAGTCGTTTGGAATAGAACGACAAAACGATTGGAATATACAAAATATCCTACATTTGACACTACAAGCCTATCAAATCGAATTAATCAAAAAGTAAGCTATACAGATACTGCTGCAATGCTTTTGCCTTATTTGCGAAAAAATGATACTATTTCATTAAGCAATAGAATAGATAAAAAAGTAGATAGTGTTTGGTATAAGTCTGATACAATGTTTGTAAAAACAAAAACCGGAACAACGGCATATCCACAAACTAAATATGTAGATTCGATTTATCAAAATACTGCAAAAGATAGTTTATTTTGGAATAAAAAC